AGTGACAAAGAGCTTTTTGATGGCTTTTCGACTATGATCCTTACCGCATCCGGTCGGACCTGTTCCAACAATATATAGGTTTGTTCTGGTGTCCAACTCGCTTGCATACTTTTGACCTCCAACGCACCCCATAGCTGCCAGGACATTGCAGAGTGCCAGCATTGGCTGGGGACGAACCGAACTTCCGACAATCCACTGTACCGTCTCTCCAATCAAGCCGGGGAGGGCAAGTGGGTTGAAGTCAATCTCTTCTTCCTGAACCATTCTTCGATCATCTTCCACCACTTGTGCCATTTCCAAACTTTGTCTTCCATTCATAACCCTTTCCAGCAGCGCCCTTGCCGGGTGACGGTCCAGCGGTATGGACTCAATTCGGGCCGCAGGGGGAACCCACCCGGCACTCATCGCCATCGACCAGAGCGTTCCCATCGTTACCCCGCCATCGGGGCGGAAACCGCGCCACATTCGTTCGCATTCGCCTTGCCTGTACTTGCCACCCTTGGCGCTCCACGCATCCCACACGCCAACGTCAGCACCTCCAGCGTGTAGTGCCATACCTACGGCAATCCAGTCTCCGTACTCCATGTCTGGGTTGAGGTATGACACCATTTCAGCAACATCACCGGAACCGATTTCGTAATCCGTCGTGACCCTCGGCGCAAACGCCGGGTCGCGTTCCGCCTTCGTGACAACGGCTAATAGCGAATCGGATGCTTCTGCGATGGGGAGGTCATTTGAAAACGAATACACGGCCCCAGAAATGTGCCTGGAAGGAGCGAGGACGATGTACCCACCGTCTCCCCGAACGTCGATTCCTTCCCCCAGCGCGCCGGTGGAATTGCGCACCGTAACGCTAGGGTGTCGGTAAAAGAGGTGTCGACCTCGCCCAGTTTTATGCTCAAGAGTAGGAGGTAGTGTAAGATGGTTTGCACTTTGTTCGCCTTTCTCGCCGTCGATGTCTACGATGAACACGCCAGACTCAGCACCAGTGCGAAGCCCGATGTTATGGTTTGCCTTGCCTGCGAACAGGAGTTTGAGCGTGTTCGCATCCTTGGAAGCGTTCTTAAACCCTTTCGGCGTCGAAGGGTGCTTTCCAGGGTTTGAGCAGTCCTCATTTCCGCAAGTGCATACCCCGTTGACAATGCCATGCACCGGGAATGTTTCCCAGCCTCGTTTGGCGTATGCTAGGGCGTGGTCAAGAATGGTCACTGGCTCTCCTAAATATAATAAGCCACACACCAGCTTCTTGCATGGCTCTACGGCAGTTATCGCAGGCATGCGCATGACCCACGATGGTCATTACGCCGCCCTTGGCCTTATATCCAGCAAGGCGTAACGCATTTACTTCAGCGTGGCCCGTCTGCCCACAATCGGCGCAATTGTGATAGCCGGTACCCGTTGGCAGATTAACACGTGGGCAAGGTCGGTCGGAAGTCCTGGTGTTCTCCCCCTTAAATACCGATCCGTCTATGAAAGAAAGCGTTGCTACGACTCTGCGTTTAGCACATGGATTCAATATACGCCTCTATGAACGCTTGGGCTTGCGGCGCGACGATGGCGTTACCATAGCCGCGCAATCGTCCCACTCGGTTGGGAGCCCCATGAGCCAGCGGGAATGCGCCGGGTTCAACTGGCCTCCACTTTCCATCCCGGCAGCAGAGCCAGTCAGCATCTCTCCAGAAGCCGTTAGTCGGGCGGTGGCGTTCGAGCAATTCCACGCTACCCTCCCCAATAGCGAGTTCTCCGGTACTGTCCAGTCCGATGCCCCGTCCTTGTGGTCCCTGGTGGTGGTGGTGGGCCAGCCCGCCAGTTGCGTGTCCGTTCTCAGTGAGCTGCGCATATTCCCGCCCGTCTTGCCTTGGCAATCCCCTGCCACTGGCGTGGGCCACCCAGTACAATCGTTTTCTGATATGCGGTGCGCCGACGCCGCAAGCTGGAAATACAACCGCCCCGCAGGCGTAGCCCTCTTCTTCCAGGTCAGTTTGTACAAGGTCGAGCCAGCCGTGCTTGATAGCCGCATCAACTTGTTCGCCAAAAACCGTGTCAGGTCGGCACTCGCGGATGAGATTGAAGAACGCAGGCCAGAGGTGTCTGGGATCGTTGAACCCTTCGCCTTTACCGGCAACGCTGAAGGCTTGACATGGGCAGCTTCCGGTCCACACGGGTCGGTCATCAGGCCACCCTGCGCCCCGGAGAGCGTGGGACCAGACTCCGATTCCCGCGAAGAAGTGGCACTGGGTGTAACCAGCAAGATCCGTTGGGTTAACATCGGCAATGCTCCTCTCGTCCACGTCTCCGGTGGCGATATGTCCTGCCTTGATAAGCTCCCGTAGCCATGCGGCGGCAAAGGGGTCTATCTCGTTGTAGTAGACTGTCACAGCACCCTCCAATACTTCCCATCCCGTTGTACTCGGATGCGTTCAGGTTCAGCCAACTCAGATGTTCGTTCCAGCGCCTCGGCAACGCTGCGCGGTGCGATCCCGTCTGCCCTCTTGCCCCACCACTTCACCGCCTTGGCACGGGCGAAGCCTTCATGCTCGAAGCAAATCCATTCAGAATGCGAAGTTAGTCCGGTTTCGTATGTTACCTTCATCGATGGCCTTTTCCCCTCTTTTTCATGCCTTGCGTATGATACGGTGTACACCTCTCGTTCGATAATCTCATCGGAAAGTACGGCATCGTCATAGGCCTTCGACGTTAGCTCCTTTACGGGAGGCGGAAAGACAAACGTACAAATCGGGCAAACAGCTACGCCAGCATAGACGATCTCAGCGCACTGAGGACACATCTTGATCGGAGCGTCACCGCCTTCACCCTTCTCTTTTCCCGTTTCAATCCCAATCATGTCGATTGGCCCGTGGCGACGGATATTACGGGCGAAGTCCAAAATCAGGCAATCGCTCTTTGATGGGCTGATTCTTGTACCGCGCCCCGCCATTTGGACCACCAAACCAGGAGAAAGCGTCGGCCTTAGCATAGCGATGAGATCAACGTTCGGAGCATCGAAGCCCGTAGTGAAAACGTTCATTCCGGTAAGCGCCCGAATCTCCCCCCTCTTGAACCGGTCAAATATGTCAGCACGGTTATCGGTATCCGCCACTACCGTCTCAGCCGTAACCCCCCTATCTCTCAGCCTGTCCCGAATGTGGTATGCATGCTCGACGCCAGAACAGAATACGAGCCAGCTTTTCCTGTCAGAGCCTGCTGCAACAATGTCGTCGCATATCATACCATTCAAATCATCGGTGTCAACTGCCTTCTGCAATTCGGAAGAAACAAACTCACCGCCTCGACGCGCTACCCCATCGGTGTCCAGGATGGTTGGCGTGGCCTTTGCAGATAGACGGCAAAGATATCCATCGTTCATCGCTTGGAGCATGGAATAGTTGTACACAACATCGTCAAACAGCGCGTTTGGCGACTTGGTTAGATGGCCCGAATCTAGCCTATACGGCGTTGCCGTATAGCCTACAACCCGGCACTTCCCGTTGATAGTGGCAATGTCGTTGAAGAAACGCCTGTACATTGAGCCGTCGTTTCCACCAACCAAGTGTACCTCGTCGATGATAACCAGTGAAACCTTCTGGATATCATACGCCTTGTCGTACACCGATTGGATGCCGCAGAATAATAAAGGGCTAGTCGTGTCGCGCTGCCCCAACCCCGCTGAGTATATGCCAGCCGGTGCTTCGGGCCACACTGCCAGCATCTTCTCGTAGTTCTGCTGGACAAGCTCCTTAACGTGTGTTACGATCAATATCCGTGCGCTATATTTATCCAAGACACTTCTACAGAAGTCGGCAATGCACACGCTCTTGCCCGTGCCAGTAGGAAGGACAACCAATGGGTTGCCCGTCCTACTGGTCAGGTAGGCCCACAGCGCGTTTCGTGCGGCGAGTTGGTATGGTCTTAGCTGCATTTTGAATATTTATTCTTCGCGTTAAACCCCTGAACAACAAAGTTCGGAGCCTCTGCAACCCTGTTCATCTGATACCGGCAGCAGATTGGAGGTTGGGGTTGCCGCTGGATAAGTTCCTCGGTCTTCCCGCAGCGTTCGCACTTAAAAGTGAAGATCGGCATATCTCTCCCCATTCCTCAGCAAGTACGTCCCATCAGCCGTAAGCTCACCTGGAACGCAGTTAGGGTTGAAAACGTGAAGTTTGCAGGCATCTTCTCCAAGTCCGTTGTGTAACTCATTTACATCCAAATCTACGTCGTATATTGCGCAATGAGCCTTACCATAGCGGCGAGGACTCCAATTATTACACGTCCTACAGTTCTTTACCGCCAATTCCGAACCTTTGCACAATCCCTGCATGTTGCACCACTTACAGTCCCACAAGTCGGCTGAAGGAGGAGGAGCGTCGTTGAAGATAACACGACGCGCCTTCTCGATTAATTCTTCTGCATACCCTGGATTCGGTTCCGTCTCCTTGCAATCCCAATCAGTAAGGCCGTGGTTCGACACGGTTATGACATGACCAGGAACGTCAAACGAGTGCATGTACATGACGGCTTGGGCGTAGTAACGAGGATTCCATGCCTTCAATGTCTTGGCTTTGCGGAACTCTTCCAACTTATCCGACGCCTTGTGTTCCCAAATCTTCCCGTCGATCATACCGTCGATGGACCCGCCAAACCAACCGCCAAACAACTCTCTGCGTTCCTGCCGCCCTTCTACTCCAATCATTGTCGCCATCGCATCTTCGCAGCGATGCCCGTCGGCGAACTTTAAGAGTATTCGCGTGTCAAACGTGCTGGGCCTCGCATGTCGAAAACTATACCAGAGGTATCGTTCACAAGGATGTCCGATTTCTGACATGCCAAGGTGGTAGCGCGCCTCATCGCGGTTGAGGTATGTTTCGATTCGTTGGCTAATAAGTTCTTTTACCGACATTGTGGAACCCCCTATAAGATAAAGGTGGCCCGTGTCGTGGGCCAGACGCGAGTTTCTATCAGTCTCGTTCCGCTGGGCAAGGACGCCCAGAGCCGTTACGCGGTTTTTGTCCCGTCTCATCCCTTGCAAGGAGCCTCGGCCCGTGGCCTTGGAGAATGAGCTTATATGGGTTTGTTCCGCTTCCCAATAACCCGCCAAGTGTGCTTGACCCCGCTCGCTGCGCAGTTAGGGGAGAGGCATAGCGAGTGTGTCTACTGCCCAAACGTCACATCCACCTCTTCACCAACCAAACTCCGCAGCGCGTTGTACGTCTCGATGTTGGCATCGTCGTCAGTCAGCGTGACGGTGATCTTGTCAGTACCGTCTTTAGTGGAGGTCATTTTGACGTTCTTAAAGGTCATTTTCATTTGAATCCTCCCTAAAAAGGAACTTCGCCGGTGTTCCCCTGCGCTCCGCTCCCGATCTGGTATTTCATATATTTCGTCACTTCATTCTTGTCACCATACGTCTCGTCCTTTTTCACCTTTAGACGGACCTGAATGGTGTGACCGACGAACTGCTCGGTATCCTCTACGCTGGACAAGCCGCAAGCCTCGCACAACTCGGCAAGCTGCGCCTGACCGATCTTCGTCGCCAGTTCGTTTTTATTTTTGATGTTCAAGTTGGCGAACACAACACGGTTGTCGGCTGTCTTCAACTCTAACTTAATATAGCGCCCGGTTCCGTCCTTCGTATCTGCCAACTTCGCGTTCGTCACCATGACGTTGTAGTCGCCGGGCTTGAGAACGGAAAATTCCTGCTTGTGTTCTTCGGCCTTCCAGCCAGCACCCAAAACATCAGAAAGATTACCCATTCGACTTCTCCTTGTTGTAATGTCCGATATACGCTGCGATCTTTTCCCACGACAACGGCAATTCCTGCGGCATATTGTACCGATTCTTCGCGCTATACGCAGGACGTTCGGAGGTGTACACGACGCGTTCGCCTGAGCCAATAGCTCGGGTGTTCTTGTCGGTTTCCTTCGTACTCACGCGATAGTTTGCGAAGAGTACCGCATCAGCCCACTCCTGGGTCTTTGCAGCCGCGCCCTTG